AGCACCGAGGCCAAGGACGAGGAGGGGAACTACGTCACCAGGGAATGTCTCCTCAACTACCATATCGGCCCTGCTGATGCTGTCACAGTGAAGTCTCAGAGCCTCAACGGGAAGTTCGTCGTGGTGAGTGGGAAGCACGTCGGCAGCCCCAAGGGAGACTGGAAAACCACCATCCAAATGAAGCCGGCATAAGGGGGGATAGTATGGCACGGCAAAGCAAAAAGCGGGCCTTTGAAGACGCTCAGGCCCAATCCATGGCCTCCTCCATCTGTGTGGCTGACATCGTGAAGGTGGTAGCCTTCGACGAGGCCAACATGACGGTTGATGTGCAGCCTATCACCAGATACCCGGACGAGGACAGCTTCCAGACGAAGCCCCAGGTCCTGGCCGTCCCTGTTGCCATGATTTATGGCGGGGGCTGGGCCTTCCGGCCCGTGTACCAGGCCGGGGACATCGGCGTGGTGCTGTACCTGGACCGGGACAGCGACGCGGTGATAGCTGGCGGGGCTGAAGCTGACCCCAACACGGAACGGCTTCACAGCGGGGATGACGCCATCTTTCTGGGGGGCGTCCGTGTCGGGGCCAATACCATTTCCGGCTTTCCCTCTGGGACCCTCTGCATGGGGACCACCGACGGGAGTGTTTACTTCTCCATGACCAAGAGCGGCATCGACATCAAGGGGAATGTGACCATAACCGGGAACCTGACCACCACCGGCGGCGTGGTCAATCTGAACTGAGAAAGGAGGGCCTGAGCTATGCCTGGAGCCGCCAGACTGAATGACAGCATACAGGGGACTACCGGCGGAGAGCACACCGGCCACGTCCCCCCTCATGGTCCCCTGCCTATCTCTGGGCAAATCTCCGGGGGGTGCTCCGGGGACGTGAATATCAACGGGCAGCCAGCGGCCACGGTGGGAAGTACCACCACAGAGCTGGACGCCTGCTGTGGGTCTAATTCTGGAGCCGTTGCCGCTGGCAGCGGCTCTGTTTTTATCAATGGGAAACCGGCGGCCCGCCTGGGGGACGCTCTGGCCCCTCATAGTGGGACCGGGTCCATCTCCTCCGGCAGCTCCGACGTCCTGATAGGAGGGTAAACCGTGGAGGAAAACTATACGCTGAAAATTGACCCTGAAAGCAGAGACATCACCTTTGATGCCGACGGCATGATGGAAACTGTGTCCGGGGATGATACGACGGCTCAGGCGGTCCGCCTGACCCTCCAGACCTGGCTCGGTGAGTTTGCCCTTGTCCCGTCCCATGGGACCGACTACGAGGCGATCATGGGGAAGAAGCCGAAGGACCTGACCGAGGACGAGATACCAGAGGTCATCCGGGCTGCCATCTTCCAGGAGCCGGAGGTCCAGGAGGTGGAGGAAGTGAACTATACGCAGACCGGGCGGGCCCTTGACATCTCCTTTGTGGGGCGCCTCGCCAACGGAAATACCATCAGTGCGGAGGTGACGATGAATTGAACAACGAAGAATGGGGCGTGACCGAGCGAGGCTTCCACCGCCCGACCTATGTTGAACTCCTGAACGCCATCGAGTATAAGGCGCGGGAGCTGTTCGGGGACAGGGCCAACCTGACCGTCCGCTCCCCCCTGGGGCTTTTCCTCCGGGTGTTCGCCTGGATACTCAATATCCTGTTTTCCCTGATGGAGGACGTCTACAACAGCCGCTTTGTGGATACGGCGGTGGGCACGAGCCTCTATAACCTGGGGAAGGCCATCGGCCTGTCCCTTCTCCCGGCGCAAAAGGCGACCGGCTATGTGACCTTCACCGGGACCGCAGGGACGGTTATCCCATCCGGCTTCCTGGTCAAGACTGTGGCCGGCCTTCAGTATGCCGTGATGACTGAGGGGCGCATTGAAAGCTCCGGGACCGTGACCCTCCCCGTTCAGGCCGTGGATACTGGCTCCGACTACAATGCCTCTGCTGGTACGGTGACGGAAATCGTGAACCCCCTGGACGGGGTGGCTTCCTGCTCGAACTCTGCCGCTGTGGATGGTGGCCGGGGCCGGGAAACCGATGAGGAGTTCCGGGACAGATACTATCAGTCCGTGGACTATGCCGGCGGCGTGAACGCGGACGCCATCTCTGGTGAGCTCCTTCAGAATGTGGAGGCCATCTATTCTGTCATCTGCTATGAGAACGACACCGACGAGACAAACGACCTGGGCCTCCCCCCGCACAGTATCGAGGTGGTGGCCTACGGAGGGCTTGACGAGGAGGTGGCGGCGGCCATCTACCGCCGCAAGGCCGCCGGTATACAGACCTATGGAGGGAAAACCATTGCCGTGCTGAGTGCCAGCGGCCAGAGCATCGACATCAATTTTTCCAGGCCCACCACCGTCCCCGTCTACCTGAAAATCACGAACCTTCAGACCAACAGCAATTTCCCTTACAACGGGAATGACCTCATCAAGGAGGCTCTTATCAACTACATCGGGGGCGATACCTGGGGCGGCCTGACCATCGGGCAGGACGTACTCTATATGGCTATCCCTGGCGTTATTCTCGGCGTCTCTGGCGTGGTAGACTTTGACCTCCTTATCAGCAAGGACGGGGCAGATTATAGCCAGAACAACATCGAGATAGGTACCAGGGAGAAGGCCGTCACCGATGGGGAGAAGGTGAGCATCGAAGCATGAGTTACGGATATTTGTCTCAAATGCTGGACCAGCTCACCAGCGCCTATGCGCGGGAGGATATTCGGAACGACCGAAAGGGGCTGCCCCTGGAGACCAATATCGGCCGCCTGTTCGAGACGCTGGCCTGGGGCCTGGAGTTCGTCCATGAGCACGCAGAGCGCATGAGGGTATGGGATGACCTGGACAACGCGAAAGGGGCTGTGCTGGACCGCTACGGGGCAAATTTTGGCGTTGATAGAGGCGGGGCCACTGATACCGTGTACCGGCTCCTCATCAAGGTCAAGATGATTGCCCTCATGTCTGGTGGCGACATCGACACCATTATCTGGGCCGCCGCAAGCCTGTTCGACGTCCAGCCCACCGATATTGAAATCCAGGAAAAATTCCCCTGTAAAATCCGCATCTGCGTGGACGAGGCCCTTCTGAGTTCTGAGCGCCTGACCTCCATCGAGGTCATTGCGGAGCTGATGAAACGTATTGCGGCCGCCGGTATCGAGGTCCATATCCTGCTCAGGAACCGAAGGACGTATCAGTATGAGGTCATCATCTCCCGCGGCTGTGCTTTCGAGACGGTGGTATCTGGGGCGCCCGCTGTGGGCTCCTCCACCTACACTGTCTCCCGTATCAAAGGAAAAAGAATAGACAAGGAGGCTTGAAGCTATGTCCCTATTCACCGATGGCTGCTACCAGTGCGCGCCTGCTGAGGCTCTTATTGCCAAGGTGCTTGCTGGTCGCTGTACCATGCACTATACGAGGGTCGCCGTGGGAAATGGGAGTATCCCAGAAGGGAGCACCCCGGCCACGATGACTGAGCCCGCCGGATATGTGATGGACGCCAAACTCAGTGGGGTAACGAACCCGGTCGATGGAGAGTGTCAGGTCACCGCGCAGATCACCAGCGACGATGTGACGGCTGACTTCTCCGCGACCGGCGTTCTTTTGTATGCTGAGGACCCGGACCTGGGAGAGGTGCCCTATACATATCTCGTTTTGGAGGCCGCCCCTGAGCCTATCAAGGGCAAGACCTCTACCGTCGGTAAGATTGCCATTTTCGAGCTTGTGGCCGCTGTGGGAGCTGTGGACAATGTGACCGCAGATATTGACCTCGAAACTTTGGTGACCGTCGAGAAGGTGGCCGAGATGATTGCCGCCCATAACGTGGACGAGGAGGCCCACCCGGACATCAGGCAGATTGCCCAGGACGCCCTTGACCAGGTGGAGGCCCTGACCCATACCATCAGCACTATCCCCACCCAGAACGGCAGCCTGACCTACACCGGGTCCCCGCAGTCTCCGAGCTGGAACGGCTACGACCCGGCCACCTTGACCCTGGGCGGAACCACGGAGGCCACCGACGCAGGGACCTACACGGCCACGTTTACGCCGAAGGACGATTACCAGTGGGCTGATGGCACGAAAGACCCGAAGTCGGTCCAGTGGAGCATCGGCAGGGCGAACATTGCCAGTGTGCCTACCCAGACGGGCAGCCTGACCTATAACGGGAGCACCCAAAGCCCTACCTGGTCCGGCTATGATACCTCCAAGATGACCCTGGGGGGAACTACCAACGGCACCAATGCTGGAAGCTATGCCGCCACCTTTACCCCGAAGGCAAATTATCAGTGGACTGATGGGACCACGGTGGCCAAGGAAGCGACCTGGACCATTGGAAGGGCTACCGTCTCCACTCTCCCAAGCCAGTCTGGGTCCCTGACCTATACCGGCTCGGCGCAGTCTCCCACCTGGGCCAATTATGATACCGCGAAGCTGACCATCGGCGGGGCTACCAGCGGGACCAATGCCGGGACCTATACCGCTACGTTCACCCCCAAATCCAACTATCAGTGGACTGATGGAGGGACCGGGGCCAAAAATGTGAATTGGAGCATCGGAAAGGCCGCCGGGAGCTTGACCCTGAACAGGTCCAGCCTGACCCTGAATAATGCCACCAGGACCGGGACAATCACTGTTACCCGCCCCGGGAATGGTGTTGTTACTGCATCCTCCAATAAGACCAGTATCGCCACCGTGAGCGTGAGCGGCACCACCATCACTGTGACTGCCGTTGCCTATGGCTCCGCCACGATCACCGTCAACGTGGCTGAGGGGACGAACCACACAGCCCCCTCCAGTAAGACGTGCAGCGTCACTGTGAACCTTTTCAACGATACCCTGAACTCCAACACCTGGGCCGCGATTAAGGCCGCCAGCGACGCTGGAGACGCCGCCAACGTGTGGAGCGTGGGAGATACCAAGAGTATCCGGCTCAATGGGAAGGTAGGCAACTTCACCTTCTCTAACCAGTCCATTGATGCCTTTATCGTGGGATTCAACCACAACAGCAGTAAAGAGGGCGGCCAGAGGACCCACTTTGCCATTGGGAAAATCAGCGGGAAACTGGTGGCCCTGTGCGATAGCCAGTACGGAAACGAGCAGACCTCCAGCGGCTATTTCAACATGAATACCAGCCGGACTAATTCTGGAGGATGGAACAACAGCAACATGAGGCGGAATATCCTGGGCAATACCGGGACCCCCTCCAGCCCCCCGGCCAACACTCTGCTGGCGGCCCTGCCTTCTGACCTCCGCGCCGTGATGAAGTCTGTGACCAAGTACACGGATAACACCGGCAATGGCAGCAATGTGGCCGGGAACGTCACAGCGACCACCGATTATCTCTGGCTCTTTGCTGAGTTCGAGGTCTTTGGTACACGATATATTGCCAATGAGTATGAGAAGAACAGCCAGGCCCAGTATGCCTACTTCTCCGCTGGCAACTCTCGTGTAGCGTATAGACATTCGTCTACCGGCACGGCCGTCTGGTGGTGGCTTCGGTCCGCCAATTGCAACGTCAACCATTACTTCTGCAATGTGGACACCGACGGCACCTACTACGGCCGCTATGCTTCCTGGTCTGCCGGCGTCGTGGCCGGCTTTGCTGCCTAATCCTCCGCAGAGCTATCCAGACCCCATCCCGCCCCCGCAAGGGGGCGGTCCCCCGGTAGAAGAAGGCGGCTCCAGAGAGCGCCGAAAAAAGAATGTCGGCGCGAAGCGCCGACGCGATTTTTTGAAAATGCCCCCTCATAAAAGTGCTATCACTTGACTGTCTTTAGACTGCATACATGGAGAAAAAATAGCCATAAAATAGCTCTATGCCAATCAGTCTGGGGGTATTCTATGGCAACCAACAAAAGAGTGTTCACCCTCCGCCTCTCCGATGAAGTGTTTGAGAAAATCGGAATACTGGCTACCAACGAGCACCGTTCAGTGACGAACTACATCGAGTTCGTGCTGCTGAAGCACCTGGAGGACGTGGAGAGGGAGCACGGAGAAATTAAGACCGGCGGAACTGAGGTGTAGCTATGTCGGTTCTAAAATCCAAAAGGACTACCAGCAAGGCCGAGTTCGTGAACACTGCCCATCAGATTTTTGTCGAGACCCTGGGCTTTCTCACTCGGCTATCTGCCCGGTACTCCCGGCTCCTCGCCGAGCCTACCGCGAAGCTGGCCGGAGAGGTCATCGACCATGCGGAGAAGGCCAACAGCATCTTCCCATCTGACCCCCAGCGGGTGGAGCTGCGGAAAGCCCACCTCCTGGAGGCCAGGGCCTCCCTCATGGCCCTGGACGTGAGGCTCACTCATTGCTATACCCTGATGAGCCAGAACCCCCAGGGCTGCTTCACGGACGGGAAAGGGAAAAGCCTTCCTCCGTCTGAAGCAATGGAGAAGCTGGACCGCATGGCCCAAAGCCTCGGAGAGAAGATAGACCAGGAGAACGAGCTTCTGAAGGGGCAAATCAAGGGCTTGGCGAAGAAGAAAGAATAACTCAATATTGGGTGTATGTCTGATTATTCCAGGCGCGGTGTTTTCGGCCCTTCGGGCCGTCTGGTGGTGGCTTCGGTCCGCCAATTACAACAACAACAATAACTTCTGCAATGTGAACACCGACGGCAACTACAACAACAACAATGCTTCCTGGTCTGCCGGCGTCGTGGCCGGATTTTGCGATATGCGGGGTCAAATGGAGTAGCAAGAGAGCGAAAGACGACCCACGCAAAAGGAGACATACTTCCCTGGGTGAAAATCCCTAAAACTGCCCTCTGACGGCTCCGCACGGACGCTTCTTGCATGGCAGGGGATTGCGCTGAACCTGTTTCATGTGCTGGGCCAAAGTAGTTTAGAGGCGCACCTACAACTTAACTATGCGGAGGCGCGAATACTTATTATGACGAGCCAAGAGCGCCGCGAGGCGCGATACCAACGCCGCCGGGCCCGGCGGCTGGAAAAGAAGCGGGCCCGCTGTGATCACCTTGGAGGCCTGGAGAAGTCTTTCGGCTATCGGAAAATGTTCTTCTGGGGAAAGAAGTGCTGCAACGGGGTACGCTGGAAGCAGAGTACTCAAAATTTTGAGCTTCATCTGTTCTCTGGCACCGCCCGGAGACGGCGGGACATACTGCTGGGGCGGCATAAGTTCAAGAAATGCTCACACTTTACCCTTCGGGAGAGGGGGAAGGTGCGCCCGATTGACGCTCCCCACGTGACAGACCGGAAAATCCATAAGACCTTGTGCAACGAGGTCCTGATACCCCTTTATAGCCCGTGCATGATATATGACAACGGAGCCAGCCAGAAGAAGAAAGGCCTTCACTGGGCCTATGGCCGTTTGGAGGAACAGCTTCACTGGCATTTCCGCCGGTATGGGCGCCAAGGGGGTGTGTTCCTGCTGGACCTGAAGGGCTTTTTTCCGAATGCCCCTCACGCTTCCCTGTACCAGAGGCACCAGCAACTCATTTTTGACCCTGGCCTCCGGGCCCTGGCCGATTCCGTCATTGCCAGCTCTCCTTGCCCTACCCCTGGGCGTGGGATGCCGCTGGGGGTGGAGCCGTCACAACAGGAGATGGTGGCCCTGCCCAGCAGCGTGGACAACTGGATAAAGTGCCAGGCCGGGGTCCATGTGGCTGGTCACTACATGGACGATTATTATATCGCCCTCCCGGACATCGAGGAGCTGAAGAAGCTGGCCCGCGAGATAGTGCGCCGCTTCGAGGCCTTGGGTATCCGGGTAAACAAGCGCAAGTGCAAAATTGTCCCCCTTACGAAGCCCTTCCGCTTCTGTAAGGTCCGCTTCACCTTGACTGAGAGCGGAGCCGTCAAAAGGAATGGCTGCCGTGATGGGATGAAGCGGAGCCGCCGGAAGCTGAAATTTTTCCAGCGGGAGGTCGCCGCAGGGCGGCGCACCCTTGCTGAGGCCGCCGAATATATGCAGTCTCAGCGGGCCTACTATCGCAGTTTCGATGACCACGGACGGCTTCTCCGCCTGGAGAGGCTGGCATACGCTATTTTCGGAGGTGCTTTATGTTCAAAATCATCAAAGACGGGGCCCAAATCGGCATGACTGAGGCTCCAAATTATATTAAAAAGGCCATGAATGGCTGCTACAACCTTTGCCCTGAGCCGGAGGCTCAGGGCATTGTTTTTTCCGGGATTGTTTACCAGCTCCTTGGACGGGAGACTATGGAGGATGACCTGGACACCATTTCCCTGGAGGAAACGGATGCAGGGCGTGAAATTACCAAGGCTGCTGAGACGAACGGAATTATGTTTGTTACCTTGACCGAATCCGGTAGCATTGATGATGTGACCGCCGCTGAACACGCAGACCTATTTACTCCATGGGCCTATCCCGTCAACTATTCTGTGGGGCAAATCCGGCGTTACACTGATGGCAAACTTTACAGATGCTTGCAGGCTCATACCAGTCAAGCTGACTGGACCCCCGATGCTGCCGTGAGCCTTTGGGTAAGCATTTCTGACCCTTCCGAGGAGTGGCCGGAGTGGTCCCAGCCGCTGGGGGCACATGACGCATACCCCGCCGGAGCCAAGGTGAGCCATAACGGGAAGCACTGGACCAGTGACATCGCCTCCAACGTATGGGAGCCTGGTGTATATGGTTGGACGGAGGTGTCCGAATAATGGGGCAGTATGTAGCCCGGAAGCGGGCCAAGTTCAAGGGCTTTAGTGGCCCTGTCAATATCCCGTGGGGGGCCGTCCTGGAGGAGCAGGACGGCCTTCTTTTGTGGCACGGTGCCGCTGTCTGTGGGGTCAGGAGCCAAAACGCCTATGACTACTTCAGCCAGGACAACGACGGCCAGGGGAAACTCCGGGGCCAGCTCGTGACCTCTATCAAGGCCACCCTGGAGAAGCGGGACGCCGGGTATCAGGCCCGGTGGGACAAAGTGTGGGACGATGACCTGTGCCAGAAGTACCGGCGGCCTGAGCACGAAGATTGGTGGCTTTGGAACCATGCTTTTTTCAATGCCCCCATCCCGGACCTCCGGCATATCGCTGGGCTGGTCGGAGCCCGCATTTCCCGATAAAGGGGGCGGGACCATGAGAGGCTTCCAGATCATCGAAAGCCTCTGCGCCCTTGCCGAGGAGCAGAACGCCATCATCCGGGCCATGAACTTGCGCCTCGGTGAGCTTGGCGCCGCCTTTGGTGAGGATGAGCTTTCCGCCGCCGACGAGCATTACAGGCGGCTCCTCGGCAGAGAGACCAGCCGGAAAGGGGGTGATACCAGTGATACAGATTGACATCGGTGAGATGTTTCTGGCCTTTATTGCCGCAATGGGCATTCCGAGCGCCATCATGGGGCTTGTTGTCTGGCGGCTGAAAGGCCGCATCGAGGAGAAGGAAGTCGCCCAGGCAGAGAGAACCAAGGCACAGCAGGACCTATTCCTCATCATTGTCCAGAGCACCAGGGCCTCCATTGCCCTGGGAGAGGCTACCGCCAAGGCTGTCCAGCGTATCCCGGACGCGCATTGCAACGGAGATATGCACTCCGCCCTGGAGTATGCGACCAGTATCAAGCACAAGCAGAAAGAATTTTTAGACAAGCAGGGCATTTCCGCCCTGCTCGATGACTGAAAGGAGAATTTACAATGACTTTTGACATCACCCCTATTGTTGAGGCCGTCGCCGCCGCACTGTGCGCCGTCGTTACCTGCGTCCTGGTCCCCTACATCAAGAGCAAGACCACCGCCGAGCAGCAGAAGGAAATCAATGCGTGGGTGAAGATTGCCGTCTCCGCCGCCGAGCAGATTTATGTTGGCTCCGGCCGCGGCGAGGAGAAGAAGGCCTACGTCCTGGAGTGGCTGCGGGCCCACGGAGTCACCGTGGATGATGAGAAACTGGACGCCATGATTGAGGCCGCCGTTTATGAGCTGTCCCAGGGCCTCATCCCCCTGGAGGGCGTGGCCGTCGTGGAAGGTGGGGGCAAGGATGAGTAACAGCCCTCTTGCTACCGTGACCCAGCTCAGCCCAAACCGGAATAGCCCCCGAAACCACAAAATCGACCGCATCACTATCCACTGTTTTGTGGGACAGGTTACCGCCAAGCGCGGCTGTGAGGTATTCCTTCCTGCCAGTAAGAAGGCGTCCTGCAACTATGTTGTCGGCTATGATGGCAGTATCGGCCTATGCGTAGACGAGGGGGACCGCTCCTGGTGTTCCTCCAACTCTGCCAACGATAACCGGGCCGTGACTATTGAGACGGCCAGTGATAATAAGCACCCCTACGCTGTGACCGAGAAAGCCTACGCTGCCCTTCTGGACCTGGTGACGGACATCTGCCGCCGGAATGGTGCGAAGCGTCTCCTCTGGTTTGCTGATAAGGAGCGGTCGCTGGCCTATGAGCCCCAGGATGGTGAAATGGTGATGACTGTTCATCGGTGGTTTGCCAACAAGAGCTGTCCCGGAGATTACCTATACGAGCGCCACGGTGCTATTGCCACCGAGGTAACAAAGAGACTTTCTGAGGAGGACGAGGATATGGACGAGGAAAAATTCTATTCGATGTTCAAGGCCGCCCTGAGTAAGTTCCGGGGGGAGCTCCGGGACAACGATAGTGGGGACTGGAGCAAGGAGGCCCGCGACTGGTGCGTGTCTGTGGGCCTGTTCGCCGGCAATGGGACCACCGACGGCGGCGAGGCGAATATGATGTGGGAGGACTTCCTGACCCGTGAGCAGGCCGCCCAGCTCTTTTACCGCTTCGCCAAGACCCACGGCCTGGTCTGA